ATCTGGTCGGTGTAACCAGGCCAGGCTTGAGCATCCTTGCAGTTTGCGATCTGCTGCAATGCCGCCTGTTGCAACTGTTTACCAACGGCAACAGCATCAGCATCAAGCTCGTAAATGGCAACGGCATAGGGATAGGTTTTCTCTACTGCAAGAAAGATAAACCGATCCGCAATGTGGCTGTCGAGGTAATGCGCTTGCTGAACGTGGTAGCCATATTGCGCAACGGATCGCGCAAAACCAGCAGAGGCATCGTTTGTGGTCTTTAGGTCAACGATCGTCAACCCACTTACCCAGTCGGGGCGGCATTTACACCGCAGACCGGTGGCAGCATCATCCCACCAAACGCTTTGCTCTGCGATGCCAACGCTTAGCAGTTCAGCAGCAACCGGATGGCTGCGCACTGATGCGGCCATCGCAAGCGCCAGATCCATATCAGATTCGGTTACTGCTTCAATACCAGCAGCGGCAAGCTCGGCGGCCTGCTCTTTGCCTGCTTTGGTGTTACGCGGCAAACAGGTGCTGTACCGCTTGCGGAGTTCTTCAGGCTCCAGCACGGCGCAATGCACCAAGCTGCCGAGACGCATTGCCGCGGTAGGTTCTACCGGCTGGCGTTGCGGGTCGAGGTAGCGGCTCCAATAATGCTGGGGGCTTTTGGCGATGGCATGTAAATGACTGGCGCTAACGGCTGGGTCGGCGTGGTAGTCGGCGTTGGATATGGTCATCGCTGGCACGCTGCGATGATGCCAGACTTGCAATCTGTTTCGGTCATTTGAGACAGTGTTTTGCTTGTGGTGATGTAGAACAATGCTGCCATCAAGATCATGAATGCAGCAGTTGATACTCGATCGCGTTTAGTCATTGCGGTTTGTGTAGTTGAGGGTTGACACGCCTAGCTAAAGCCGTCCGCACTGTTATCCCTCAGGTTTATCAGCCGAGTAGGTTGATGATGCTTAGCACTGCAACCAATCCAAATAGGATTACTTGCCGTTGCTGTAGCCGGTCAATCTTGGCTTGCTGGTAATCAGTGATTTCCATTGCAGCGGTGATGATGTCGGCTTTGGTTGATGCTTGCGTGGTAATCATTGCTCAAGGTGCGGGGTGTACTGCCAGATTGGGGGCGGCTCTGGCGGGCCGCGTGGAATTAGTAGATCAGCTCGATGTCGGGGCTGTAGCCTTGCTTAAGTGCGCTTGCATATTGCTTGCGAGCGCAAGGCTTGAGCAAAGTGCGGCGCTGGCCGTCATAGCTGGATTGAAAGGTGTGGCCGTCAGACTGCAAGAACAGTGTTTTGCCAACTATGCTCACAGCTTCTTGCTGGTCAGTGGTTTCAAAAATCAATACACTTTGAGTGGTCGTGCCGTCGGCGCTGATCTCGGGTTGGCAAGCCAGCACAGCTTGGGTCACGTTGTAGGTGCCGTAGGAACTGCGGAAGGTGGTAACGGTCATGGCTCTCGGTTTGTGGTGGAAGCTCTCGCCTCCTGTCCCCATATCCTACAGGCACTGCTCCCAGTGTCAAGGGGTGCCTGTCGCATCTCGTAACAATGCCTCGGCATCGGCCACAGACCTTGCCACACCAGCGATTCCGCCTGCTGTCTCGACCACCTCAAGCCATTGGCGCTGCTCTGGCGTCAGGCGGCCCGTAAGCGTTTTGACCTCAATGCTGGTGAATACCGCTACCTGTTGACCGACCATCTCCGCGGTGATCGTGCGCGTCGTCCAGCCGATCAGATCCGCGCTGCCCTTGCACAGCCCGAACTGCACCGGGCGGCCATGCTGGTCCTTGAGCACGCCGGTGTTATTGCGGAACAAGCGCACCGGGCCGGTCGAGCAGGCTAGGCGGATGTGTTGTTGGATGTGTTGCTCAGACATAACTGCTCATACGCTGGCGGCAGCTTATCGCATCCCCATTGCTGGCCCATAGCATCGGCAATGCCTTGATAGGTGCGGCTGCGATCCTTCCAGCGATTAGGGCCTGGCGGCATCCTATGCACTTTGGCTTCACGGCCTTCAACCACCTGCGTCGACTTAAGTGATGGTAGGTTCTTAAGCCATAGACAAGTGGCTTTTGTTTCGCCATGGCCAAACTGCCACGGCTGGATGATCTGCTGGGGGGGGGTAATGGCGCTACTGATAATACTGATTGGATTCTCGATACACCAACGATCAATTGGCGCAGCCATCAAAAGGCGCACAAATGCCAATGCTTCAGCTTGCTCGCGCTCCTTACGGTGAAAATGCCGACTGCCGCTAACGGCTAAATGCGTGCATGGCGGGTGCGCAATCATCAGATCCCAGCTATCGCCAAGCACCTCCTCGACTGGTTGCTGTAGGTGCCAGCGGGGATCGGCCTCGCATTCCAGCAAGTCGCAGCTCCATGCGTCGTGGCCATAGCGACGAAACGCATCACGCACCCTGCCGCTGTACTCACAAGCGACAAGCACACGCACTATCCAACCCTCCTAGTCTGCCGTGCGGCCATTATATGCTTTGCCCATCCTGGCTTGTACCCCCGCTGGCGTTCGAGGCGTAGCAGGTCTTCCATGCTGCGGGCGCCGCCTACTTCAGCGCGTTTGCGGCGCGGGTCAATTTCAATTCTGTCTAGTCGAGTCACAATTGGAGTATGCCCAGGATATTGAACCTTTGAAATTCTTACAAGGTTTTCACTAGGGAACACATCAGTAACAAAAAAAGTTTCTGGACTTTCCATCATGGCTTTAGGGTCTTTGAATCGCACGTAATCTCCAACCTTAATCGCACCCGTAATCTCCACCAACTCACCGCTGGACTCCTCCAGCTCCCTAGCCTCGGTGGTGAACTCATGGCCGCATTCGCTGCACACCTGCGCTGTGGTTGCATTTGCCGCAAAGCACCTTGGGCACATGCGTACGCTTGGTGCTGCATCGCGTTTGCGTTTATCGCGGCCTTCTAGTGTCCAGTTGCGTTCTTCAGTTGGTAGGCCGTGCCGTTCTACGTTGCCGACATGATCGAGGATGATCGCTGCCGAGCCATCAGCCTTTGGTCTGAGGCACCGCCCAACCTGCTGTAGGTACATCGTCACTGATGCTGTAGGCCGCAGCAGTATCGCTGCATTGATGCTCGGTACGTCAACGCCTTCGCTCAGCATTTCGCAGTAGGTGACGACCTTAATCACGCCACGGCCAAGGTTATCAAATATCTGCTCCTGGTCATCCTCACTGCAACCGCCGGTGATCGCCCTTGCTGGTATCCCCGCTGCATTGAACCGTGCCGCCATCGCATCAGCAAACTCCACACTGACGCATGACACCAGCGCCGTACCAGGTGCCACGATCTTCAAGTAGTGCTCAACCGCATCGCCATGGATCTTGGCCTGCTCTAATGCCGCTGCTGCCTCGCGCATGTCAAATTCACCGCGCACCTTACGCAGCTTGCTGGTATCCATCGTGGTCGGTGGGCAAAAGATCCGCGCACGCGCTAGGAAGCCTTCATCCGTCAACCATTGCGGTGTAGGACCAATCACCAGATCATCAAACACCTCGCCCAGGCCGCGGCCATCCAGCCGTTGAGGGCTGGCCGTCTTGCCGATCAGGTACGCATTAGGCCAGTGTCCTACCACCTGACCCCATTGGTTATCACGGGTTAGGTGATGCGCTTCGTCGATGATGATCAGATCAGGCGGCAGCAGCTTATCCAGTCGCCGCACGACTGTTTGCACACTGCCTACGGCAATGCCGTGGCCGCGTTGGTGCCGGCCTGGCAGGATCACATCATGCTCAATGCCCCAACTGCCAACAGTACGGCTTAGCTGGTTGATCAGACGCCGACGATGCGCCAGCAGCAGCACCCGGCGACCCTTAGCAGCGGCTGCATGGATGATCGCAGCGATCACAACACTCTTCCCCGCACCTGTCGGCATCACAGCGCATACCCTGCGGTGGCTGCGCATCGACTGGCGGATCTGGTCTAGGAGCTGGGTTTGGTATGGACGGAGGGATGTCATTGCTCGGTGTAGATAGTGTAACGATCAAAAGATTCTCGAATGCGATGAATATCTGAATGGCATTCTTTGCAAACGATCTGAATGTTGTCCCGCGCATCAATTCCACCATGCTGCACTTCAATAATATGATGCGCTTCAAGCGGAACCATAGGGCGCAATGATTTGAGCAATGCGCGATCGCGCAAGCATGTCCAGCAATAATCACGCATTTGATCTGGCACAAGATCAAACAAATCTGGATTTACCTTTCGCCTTGCTGTTTTAAGTTCCGATGGCTTTGGTATCCATAAGTGGCCATGCGTAGGGCAGCGGATTTCGCCATGGTGTTGAGTGTCAGGCCGCAACCTGAATGGGCTTTCTTGTCCACACTTAGGGCATGGATGCGTCGTCATTACACCAGCTCTCCCTGCTTGTTGTTTGCCGCAGCAGTTAGGTTCTTGACGGCGCAGTTGTAGTAAGAAGGCTTCAACTCAAAACCAACAAAGCGCCGGCCTGCTTGCAGGCTGCAATATCCCTCGCTGCCGATACCAGCAAATGGGCTCAGCACCAAATCATCCGGGTTGCTCCATAGCTGCAATCCACGGCGGATCACCTCAAGTTGCAGCGGGCAGATATGGCGCTCATCTTCATTAGCGCGTGCGCTGCGGTATTGCAGCGTATCTGATGGGTTGATGTCCATCCATACCGGGCTTGCATAACGCTGCCAGATATTGATTGAATCCTTGATCGGGTCATCACTTTTAGGCGGTGGATTCTCGCCGGCAAACTCCGTGAATGGTCCAGCTACTGGTTCTGGATTATCGCCCAGCTTGCGCACGGTCACCAGATAATCCGGGATGCCCTGGCGGCTCAATGCCGAATCTTTTCGCACTTGCTTATGCAGCAAACCAATTGCCTTGGTGCGTTGCATTGCGGTAACAGGATCCTTCCAGATGCACACCTCGCTATGAAATACAAAGCCAGCATCTTGGAAGATGCGCAGCATATCACCGCGAAAATCCTTGACGCCAATGAATCCATCGCGTTCCTTGCTGCTAGGCAGATTCATGCAATGGAAGCTAATCAACCTGCCAGGCATCATCACGCGATGCAACTCCTTTGCCAAGAATCCAAAATGCTCGTAAAACTCCTGGTTGGTGCGGCTGTTGCCCATATCGCGGTCGCTGTTGCTGTAGGTATACAGCGACGCAAATGGCGGGCTGAAGATGCTGTAATGGATGCTATCGGCATCAAGTTGCTTAATGCTTTCAATGCAGTCGCCCATGTACATATCCCAGCCATTGCCGGATTTATGTTCGGTGACATGTGGCAGGACTTGACGCTGGATCTTTTTGAGTTGTTCCATGGTTTGTTGCTTCATGATTTCAACCATTGACTGGGCCATCTTGATGCTGTCCGCTTCTTTACGGCGGATATTTTCAATAACGCGGCCTTCGCCTACGTCATAGATGATGTGCGCATTTACAGGATGCCGCTGGCCAAATCGCCAGCACCTACGGATGGCCTGATAAAAAGCCTCATAGCTATGGCTTAAGCCAACAAATGCCACATTATGGCATCGCTGGAAATTAAGCCCAAACCCGAAGATGCTTGGCTTGCTAACCAGTACACGGATTTTGCCATCCTGAAAGTCAATCGCGGATTGGCGTTTATGGTCGTCGGAATCAGCACCGCAAACCTCAACCGCGCCATCAATGGCAGCAGTAAGCGCCTTGCTTTCATCGTTGAGGTCACACCACACCAACCACTGCTCAGTGCTGTTGTTGGCCAATGCAGCCGCCGCATCAACCCGCATCTGCAATGATGCCTTGCGCACCTTGCGCTGATCGCTTAGCGTCCGTGCCTCCATGGCAAATAGCGCCATCTGGCCGGCATCATCAGTTACTGCTTCGCGGTATGTCTCAACCGTGCAGTCATTGATATACAACTCTGGCAACATAAAGTCGCCGTCGTCATAACCAAGGTCTGATGGCTTGCGGATCGTTACAGCCCAACTGCATACCCATTCCCAGAACTTACCTTTCGCATGACCCTTAAGCCGCCACTTTGCAGTGTCGCCGCCGTCATGGACGAAGAACATCGCCAACATTTCGGTGCGCGTCATCACGCCAACAAACTCAGCATGATTGCCAAGTTCCATATGGTCGTTTGGTGCTGGCGTAGCTGAGCACGCTAACCGAAATGGCGTCTGCGCAAATGAATCGATGATCTGGTTGCGGATTTTGCCGGTATATGCCTTGAGGATGCTGCTTTCATCTAGTACCACACCATCAAAAGCAGCGGCATCAAAATGCGCCAGCTTCTCATAGTTGGTAACAGTGATGCCAGCCTTGACCTCGGATTGGGTAGCAGCAAACTGGCAGGCAATGCCAAACTTGCTGCCTTCACGCACGGTTTGATGGGCAACCGCAAGCGGCGCCAGTACCAGGACGTTGCCACCGGTGTGTTGATGCACCTGATGGGCCCATTCAAGCTGCATGGCGGTTTTGCCCATGCCGCAATCAGCCCAGATGCAAAACCTGCCAACACGGCAGGCCATCGTCACGATGTCGCGCTGAAACGGAAACAACGGCGCGGTGAACTGCTGCGGATCAAATCCAACGGCAGCGCAGGCGGTTGATTTTGTTTCGATAAATCGCTGGTAGCTGTCATCCATAAGCATTGCTCTGTGTTTGCGCCGCCTTAGCGACCTGCTGACGCTAGCAGACTCTGCTAACCTTTGGCAACCACCCTAGCCGCAGGCATGGCCAAGACCCGATCGACCAGCATCACGATCCCGCCAGACCTCAGGCAGTGGCTTGAGTCTCAAACGAGATACGGCTTTGGTATTGGTGCCGTGATCCGTGAACACCTCCTACGCGCTATGGCTGCATCTGATGCAAAGCGTTGATTTCACGGAGGCGCAGCGGTTCCTAGCACTACTCGGTAAACCACCAGGCGCCATCAGGCTTCGCGCCTTCTACCACGCCAAAAACCCCAAAAAAGCAGGCGACGCAGGCCGAAAAGGTGGCCCGTCACGATCAGCCATCGAGCAATGGCAGGCCGATGGCCGTGGCGTTTATGTCGTCATCAATGACGGCGGCGACACCGACAGCGACATCACCGCCTGTCGCGCCTTTTTTGTCGAATGGGATGATCGCCCCCGTGATTGGCAGCTAACCGCATGGCAGGATCTCGGACTGCCCGAGCCATCAATCCAAGTCGATACCGGCGGCAAGTCGATCCATACCTATTGGCTGCTGACCGATCTGGTAACGCCAGCCCATTGGTCGCTGGTGCAGTCGCGGCTGCTTGATTTCTGCGATGCCGATCGCACCATCAAGAATCCCTCGCGGGTGATGCGGCTGCCAGGCACCTACCACGTTGATGGCACCGGCAAGCCCGGCGCATCATGCTCGATCATCACCGCTGCCGGTCACCGCTACTCAATTGCCGACATCGAAGCCTGCCTACCAGACGAGGCCCATTACCACCACCAGCAGCAGGCATCCAGATACAGCGAACCATCACCGCGCACGATCGACGACATCCGCGATGCTCTCGATGCCATACCAGCAGCGGTCCCTAACCAAAAGCAGTATCCGTTTTACCGCAACCTGCTATGGGGCCTGATAAAAGCAGTAGGCGACAACGAGCAAGCTGTTGCAATGATGCAGCGGCACAGCCCTTTATTTGCAGAGGCGCCGCAGGTGGCGCGGTCAGGCGGTGACCAGATCACAGCCGGTACTTTCTGGTACTGGGCAAAGCATCACGGCTGGCGTCCGCCGCAACTGGTGACGCGACCTGCTGCTGTTGCTGCTGCTAGTGAGGCTGTTGGCGTGGAGGCCCTCAACTGCCGGCTGGTCAGTAAGACCGATACCGAATGGCTGGATCTGACGCTACGGCATCTGTTCAACTACCCAACAGACAGGTGGATTGAAGTCGAAGGCGTACTCCATCATTGGTGCGGCACCCACTACGAAGCTCGCACCGACCAAGAACTGGCGCCATTGGTGGCCGCCTTCCTGTCGCAACTGTTCGTAGAAGACCAACACGGCAACCGCTCGCATCCATGGCGCCGGCCTAGGTACGTCGATGAGGCCCTGTCCTGGATACGCCGCAACCTATCGCCTGTTGACGTCAACCCTCGCAACGCCATCAACTGCCGCAATGGCATTGTCTCATGGGAATGGAGCGGCAGGGATATAAGCGTGCAGTTTGAACCGCATACCTGCGACGTGTTTTTTACCTACATCACAGAATATGACTATGACCCCGAAGCAAACCCCGAGCATATGTGGCGGCTACTGGAAGCCGTAGACAGCACCGACCTAGACACCATCCAACGTATCCTCGGCAGCGGCCTTGACCTGGCACATTACCGCGCCACTCGCGGCAGGCCCCGTGCTGTCCTGATGATCGGTGAAGGCAGCAACGGTAAAGACACCATCCGTACCGCATTGCGCGATACCCTTGGCGCCCGTAATTTTACGTCTTGTTCATTAGCTGACTTCAGGCAATACGATCAAGGCCGTAAGTTTCCAATCGCGCCATTACGCGGTGCCTCTGTCAATTGGTCAAGTGAAAACTCACAGTTTGTGCATATCGACAACTTGCAATCACTGAAGGCGGCCATATCAGGTGAAGAGCTGTCTTATGAGCTAAAAGGTGTTCAGGAGTCGCAGTTTGTGCCGTCTTCGTTGTTTGTTTTTAACCTCAACAAAGATCCTTCGATCTCGGGTGAGCAGACCGCAATCGAGACCCGGTTTCATGTATTCAAGTTTCGTAAGACCTTTATGCCTAAACCTACCAAACCTACGCATCTTCAAGCCGACCCACGGTTAAAGGATGATCCTGCATTTATCCGCACCTACATATGCCCTGCGTTCTTGAATTGGTTGCTTGAAGGTATGCAGCTTGCTGTCGGTTATGGCATCGACTACACCACTGGCCAGGACGCCATGGATGCCGTACGCCGCGCCAACTGCCATCTATGGGAGTTCTGTGATGCCATCGAATTGCAATGGCTTGGTGATGGCTACAGCGTACCGCTGAAGGCCGTATGGGACCGGTTGCAGGCTTGGTACACCGATGAGGGATACCTGGTGGACGGTCGGTGGGTGCTGTCGCCGGTCAACGATCCACCGGTCAAGGCGGCTCGCTTGCTGGTCGGAAGACTCCAATCGCTATGGCCCGAGCTGACCGTCCAAACGGACCCGATCCTGCGCGTCAAGCGGCTGGTTGGCCTGTCCATGGGCTGACCGAAGGCAAATCGAAGGCAAATCGAAGGCAAAAACATCCAAATCGAAGGCAAAAAACATCCCAAACCCCTTGCTATTACTCATTTTCTCTTTTTTCTCCTAAGTCAAGTCAGGTAAGAAAAGAGAAACGGTATAAGGGGGATACACAATGCATATAAAGGGGAGTAGGGCATTTGGCTGTTTTGCCTTCGATTGAGTCATACCAACGGGTTTGGGTTGCAATTTGCCTTCGGGGTAGATGTATTTGCATGTTGGGACTCGCTGAGATACACTGGCATCACTCGCACGCATCCAAATTGGTTGAAGTCAAAGTGAGACTGGAGAGACAAGATCTCGAAGCAATTGACCAGCAGGCGACGGCGGCAGGCACCAACCGATCCGCCCTGATCCGGCAGCGGGCAATTGTTGCGGAATATCAACAGGGCCTTTATGGTTTGACGCCAACCGCATACCATGCACTCGTCTCCGATGCCGCTGCCTTTATGGGTGGTGTCGTCCCGAGTCAACACGTTGAGTTACTCGTTGCTTATGTCATCACAAGACTTGATTCGCATCACAGCCAGGCAGTCTCCGGTTATCGACCGGCTCCATGACTCCATGTCGCTAGCGGTTGCCTATGCCGCCGCCATCCGCGACAACGCCCAAGAAGAATGCGTCCCCATTCCCGCTGAACTGGTCGCCAGTTTTGCCGACGACTACAACGCCATCATCACCGCACTAACCGAAGCCGCATCATGAAGATCATTACAACCCAGTCCGATCTCAATCACGCACTCAAGCTGGTTGGTCGCGCCGTCGGTAACGGCAAGTCCCATCCGATCCTTGCTGATGTCCTGATTGATGCAATGGCCGATGGCCACCTGCAAATCTCGGCATTTGACCTCGACCTCGGTATCACCACCTCGATCCTTGCTTCAGTCGAAACGCCCGGCTCCATCGCCATCCCATACCGCATCCTTTCCGAGATCGTCGGTCGCCTCGGCACCGATACCGCCATCCTCCTGACCGCTGAGGACACCGCCGTCACCCTGTCAAGCGCCAGCGGCTCCTACAAGCTCGCAGGGCATGACGCAGACGACTTCCCCGCCCTTCCGGTCGTCGATACGGCAGCAGGCGTGTCCGTGGCCCTTGCAGAGCCCGTACGCGCTGCTCTGGTGGCTGCCAGCACCGATGAGTCAAAAGGCATCATCTGCGGCCTACACGTGGCCATTGCAGCCGGCACCATGAGCATCGAGGCAACAGACGGCCATCGCCTTGCGATCCGCACCCAGCCCGCAGACGGTGCAATCGACATCATCCTGCCCACGCGCACGCTCTCGGTTATCCAGCGCCTCGACAGCCAGCAAGTGACCCTTGCAGCATCCAACAGCCAGGCGATCATCACCGCCGATAACGTCACCATCACATCCCGCACCCTTGCAGGCACCTACCCAGGCGTTGCAAAGCTGATCCCTGACTCCTTCAAATCCTCACTGACCGTTGGCCGCGAAGAGCTCATGGCTGCCCTAGAGCGTCTCGCGATCGTCAATGCTGAAATCGTCAAGCTCACCGTCAAAGGCAAAAACCTTTCGATTACCGCAGAATCTGAAGCCAGCAGCGGCGCCGAAACCCTTGCTTGCACCGGCACCTTTGCTAATGCTGCCTTCAATGTTCGCTACCTCCTAGATGGCCTGAAGCACTTCGATAGCGCTAAGGTCCAGATTGATTCCAATTCCCCTACCACACCAGTGGTCCTTACGCCAACCGGTGTCAGTGGCCAAATTTACCTTGTCATGCCCATCCAAGCTAAGGTATGATTTCCATGGTCTCAACCACACACATGGCTCTTACAGGTTCAGAATTGCTCGCGCAGGTCAAAATCCTTGGCGAAGTGCCCGAAGTCGAACTCGCAACCGCCACCGGTTACGTCACCGCTGAAGGCAAGCCCAAAATCGCTGCCCTTCGATCCTCACTTCTAGAGGCCTATGGCTTTAAGGTCGTCAAGGCACCCAAGGCAGGCCGTGCTCTTTCCTATGAAGGCACCATCCAGAAAAACGGTAATGCCATCCTGTCTGGTGGTTACACCAGTCAACTAGGCCTTGCTCCTGGTGATAAATTCGCCGTTGAGGTCGATGCCGAGGAAGGTATCGTGGCAATCAGTAAACTCGACTGATCACCAATCGCCCCTGATTTCGGTCGGGGGCTTTTGCTAGTATTTAGGTATGGCACCGCCCAGAGGCACCAAACAAGAGTCAATCGATCGCGCCAATCACTTTGCGCGGATCATTGCTAATGGTGGCCGGCGTTCGGATTGCATTCAATATGCCTCTGAGCACTGGGGGGTTGGTGCGCGTACATGCGATCAATACTTAGCCCTTGCACGCGAGAAATTAAAAGCAGATTGGGACATTGAACGCCCGCAAATGGTTGCGGATTTATTGTCGCAATGTGCAACGCTACAGCAAGAGGCTAGAGAAAAGGGGCAATTGCATATTGCATTAGGTGCGATCAATACTGCTGCAAAACTGGCGCAGATTTGTTCGTGAGTATTCTTGCCGCTGCAAGAGCAGGCAATGTATTGCAGCAATTTGGCCACAGCGATAAAAGCATTGATACAATTGATTTGCTTACTCGCATCCGCGAGGATTTACATCCTGGCCAGCTTGCTTTCGTTGATGACCAAACATCAAGCATACTTGGCGTTAGCGCTGGTTATGGCGCAGGTAAAACACGCGCCTTATGCGCTAAAGCCGTGCATCTTGCTGTCGCTAATCAGGGCTTTATTGGCGTTGTAATGGAACCCACGGGCCCATTGATTCGTGATATTTGGCAGAGTGATTTTGATGATTTCCTAGAAGCGTATGACATTCCTTATACGTTCAGAGCATCGCCACTGCCTGAGTATATGCTGCACCTACCAGGCGGCGATACAAAGATCCTATGCCGTAGCTTTGAAAATTGGCAGCGGATTATTGGTATCAATGCTGCCTGGATACTAACTGATGAAATAGATACTGTAGCGGTAAACATTGCAAACAAAGCATTTCCTAAGATCCTTGGCCGTTTGCGTGCCGGTAATGTGCGGCAATTTGCTGCTGCATCAACACCAGAGGGGTTTAGGTGGATGTGGCAAACATTCGCCAGTGAAGACGGCAAAGGCCGCCCAGACCGGCGGCTAATCCGTATGCGGACGCAAGACAACCCACACCTGCCGCCGGACTTCATTGAGTTGATGCAGGCCAACTATGACCCGCAACTGCTCAAGGCATACCTAGATGGTGAGTTCGTCAACCTCACCACCGGCCAGGTGTATGACCGTTTCGATCGCGCTAAGCATGTAGTCGCAATCGAGGTGCCTTCATATCGCGAACCATTGCGTATTGGCGTTGACTTCAACATTGGCAATATGTCTGCTGTGATCGCCTACCGCAATGGCAAGACGCTACAGGTATTTGATGAAGTAAGCGGCGCCCATGATACTGATACGTTGGCGCAGACGATCAAAGCACGCTACCCCGACCATCGGCTATACGTTTACCCAGACGCAAGCGGCGGCAATCGCAGTACCAACGCAAGCCAAACCGATATTGCGATACTTGAGTCCTACGGCATGTCCAACCAATCACCACGCGCTAACCCGCCCGTCCGTGATCGTGTGGCAGCAGTCCAGGCGCTATTGGAAAACGGCAAAGGCGAGATCCGCCTAAGCATTGCGCCATCATGCACCAAGACGATCGAATGCCTGGAACTTCAAAGCTACAGCGAACGCGGCGAACCCGATAAGGACGCTGGCTATGACCACATGAACGATGCGCTTGGTTATCTGGTGTGGCGTGAGTTCAACCCATTGCACGCTGGGGCTGGCCGTGGGACTGGTGTTAGAGTGTATTAAGGTATTGACCGCTGATGTATAGCACCCCAGCCTTCTACGATCGCAAAGTCACTGAGCGGCGCGTCGCGCAGGTCGGGGATCCTAATTCCGCGTGGTACGCGCAGGAACCTCATTGGATCCTGATTGAAGATCTACTGCAAGGCACCTACGGCATGAGGCGCAAGCATCGCCGCTATCTGCCACAGGAGCCACGCGAACTTGATGAAAGCTACGATAATCGCCTGGCGCGTAGTGTCTGCCCGCCCTACTACCAGCGCCTTGAAAGGATGCTGGCTGGTATGTTGACGCGCAAACCGGTCAAGCTGCAAGATGTATCTGATGCAATTCGTGAGCAGTTGTTTGATGTAGACATGCAAGGCAATGACCTTAACGTTTGGACATACGAAACCGCCCGCAAACTGGTGCGTTACGGCCATATCGGTTGCCTTGTTGATGCACCGTCCAATGGTGGCCGCCCGTATTGGTGCACCTACACCCCACGGCAAATCCTTGGTTATCGCACCGAACAACAAGACGGCGCCCAACGATTGACGCAATTGCGGCTGCAAGAGATTGTATTAGTGGCTGATCCTGACAGTGAATACGGCGAAAAACAAATCGATCAGGTTCGTGTCCTAACACCTGGGCAGTATCAAATCCACCAACGCCAAGATAATGGCGACTACAAAGTAGTTGACGAAGGCACCACAAGCCTGGCTGAGATTCCATTCAGCGTGGCATATTGCAACCGAGTTGGGTTCATGCAATCCAGGCCGCCGCTGGAAGATATTGCAGAGCTAAACCTAAAGAGCTATCAAGTACAATCAGATCTTGATAACCAATTGCATATTTCAGCCGTGCCGATGCTGGCATTTTTTGGCTTTCCAACAAGTGCTGAAGAAGTATCAGCAGGGCCCGGCGAAGCATTAGCATTCCCCGCTGATGGCAGGGCGGAATATATTGAACCGCAGGGCCGCAGTTTTGATTTTCAATTCAAGCGGCTAGAACAGATTGCATTACAAATCAATGAGCTAGGTCTATCGGCAGTGCTAGGCCAAAAGCTATCAGCCGAAACCGCAGAATCAAAGATGATTGATCGCAGCCAAGGCGATAGCACGATGATGGCAATTGCGCAAAATGTGCAAGACATGATCGACAACAGCCTTAAATTTCATGCGGAATTCATGGGCCAACAGGAATCCGCAGGAAGCTGCACGGTAAACCGTGACTTCATTGGTGCAAGGCTTGATCCTACAGACATCAATGCACTGCTGCAACTTTATACGGCAGGCACCATCACCAAGGACACGCTGCTGCAACAACTTGCCGATGGTGAGGTACTGGGCGATGATTTTGATGTGCAGGAAGAGATCGACGCAACTGCTAACGGTGGTTTGTGAGCACACCAGCCAGGCTATACAAAAACGCAATTGACCTCAACCGCTACAGCAATAGCGTGGCGCGGCGCGTCATTAATTCATACAATGACATCATTATTGATGCTGTAAATCAACTGCGCACCATTGATGAGCTTGCCGCACCTGTCAAGGCAGCACGGCTGCGCAGCATCTTGGCGCAGTTGAAAGAGTCGCTAAATGGCTGGGCAGGTGACAGCACCGAGCTAACAGCAATAGAACTGCAAGGCATCGCTGAGTTGCAATCGCAGTTTGTAACCGATGAATTACGCAAGGCATTACCAGCAGGCGTAACGCGCAGCGCAGTCAATACCGTAGAGATCAGCCCGCAGTTTGCGCAGTCTGTTGTGACGACAGATCCCACGCAGATCAACGTGGTTGCGCTGAGTGATGACCTATTTGCAGCAGTAAATGGCGCACCGCAAACCTTTAGCCTTACGGCTGCGCAAGGTGCCACGATCACGCTGCCCAATGGTGAAGTAGTAAGCAAAGCATTTCGCGGTATTGCGACATCACAATCTGAGCGGTTCAGTCAAGTTGTACGCAATGGCCTACTAACAGGTGAGACAACGCCAGACATAGCAAAACGGCTGATTGGTAACTTGCAATTTGGCGAAAAAGCAAAGACAGTTGGCCAATTGGCAGCAGCAGGCGGCCAGGCAACACAAGTAGCTGATAATCAGATACTGACGCTTATCCGCACCAGCATCAATCAAGTAGCTAATACTGCAAGCCAGCAGGTGTACGAAGCAAATCAAGACATCACGCAGAAATATAGATACATCGCAACGCTTGACACTAGGACCAGCGCAATATGCCGTGCATTAGATGGTCGTGAGTTTGAATATGGCAAAGGTCCGATGCCGCCGCAACATTTCAACTGCCGATCAACGACCGTGCCTGTCATCAATTACAAAGAGTTGGGTTTCACTCCACCACCACCAGCACGGCGGGCCAGTATTGATGGCCAGGTGCCGGCAAATGAAAGCTACGGCGAATGGCTTAAAAAGCAACCACGCACAACGCAGGCCGATGCACTAGGCCCTAGCAAGGTGGCATATTTCAACCGTCTTGCCAATAAGTACGGCGCACAAGACGCCATGGCAAAGCTGGTACGCGATGACGGCTCAGAGCTGACGTTGGCGCAATTACGCAAGCGGTATGGGCCGGTAGACTAGGCACACCAGCAATACCACCATGCCTAAGAAGCCCGGCCTATACGCCAACATAAAAGCCAAGCGCGATCGCATTGAAGGCGGCAGTAAAGAACGCATGGCCCGCAAAGGTGAAGAAGGCCGCCCTAGTGCCGCTGCATTCAAAGCAAGCGCCAAGACTGCTAAGAAAAAGAAGAAGTGATACAATAGTAGGGCAATCTATCCCTGCGGGATAATGTCCGACGAGATCAACAATCAGGAGCCTGCGGCGACTGATGCAATGCAACGCAGCATCGAAGCATTAGAACGCAAAAACAGCGAGCTAATCAACGAATTGCGTGCTGCAAAGTCCAAAGCGTCTAAGGTGCCAGATGGGGTCAATGTTGATGAGTTGCTTGAGTTTAAGCGCACGCACGAACAGCAGCAACTCGAACAGCAAGGCAACTACACCGAAGCAAGGCAAGCTCTGGAGCAGCAGTACCGTGAGGCGACGGCGCAAAAGGACCAGCGCATTGAATCTCTTGAAGCCAAAGTCCGAGAGCTTGAGCTGATCGCGCCGGCAGTGACCGCACTGGCTGAGATCGTCCACGATCCTGATCTGGTGCTGCGCTCAAAGCTCAGCGCCGACAAGATTGAGCGCGAGCCCGATGGCACCGTGGTAGTGGTTGACGGCTACCAGCGCACACCAGTGGCGGAATGGGCCAAGACGTTACCGGCATGGATGCAGAAGGCACCAAGGCCGCAGGGCAGCGGCGCACCATCAGCCGGCAGCAATGCAGGTCAGCCGCCATTAGGCAAGAACCCGTTTGCGCCTGAAACATTCAACCTAACAGAGCAATCGAGGCTCTATAGGACCGATCGCGATATGTACGATCGCATGAAAGCAGCCGCGCAACGCTAAGATGGGGGCAATTGCTGTAATGGCTGCGCCATTTGGCTAGGGGCTGCGCCCACACCGTCAATCATCCCATTGCACCGACACCATGGCGACTCTTCGCTCTGATGTCATCATCCCCGAGATTTTCACGCCTTACGTCATTGAGCAGACCACCCAGCGCGATGCCTTCCTGGCTAGCGGTGTGGTCCAGCCAATGGCGGAGCTGAATGCTACGGAAGGTGGTGACCTAATCAACATCCCCTACTGGAAAGCCAACCTGTCCGGCGATTTTGAAGTGCTGACCGATAGCACCTCACTGATCCCCGGTAAGATCACTTCTGACAAGCAAGTTGGCGTAATCCTGCACCGTGGCCGCGCCTTTGAGGCCCGCGATCTGGCAGCCCTTGCTGCTGGCGCTGACCCCATGGCCGCCATCGGCGCCAAGATTGCCGACTACATCGCCAACCAACGCCAAAAGGATTTACTGTCCTGCCTGTCGGGTGTCTTTGGCACCCTTGGCAGCAACAACTCCGCTTCTTTCGTTGACTTGACGATTGACGGACTGAGCGCCGACACCCCTGTCGTTCTGTCCCCTCGTCATATCGCTGAAGCCCGCTCACTGCTGGGCGATCAAGGCGATAAGTTGACCACCGTCTGTATGCACTCCAAGGTCTACTACGACTTGGTTGAGCGCCGCGCTATTGACTATGTGTCAACTGGCGAAGCTCGCGGCACTACCACCACTCAATCCGGTGGTTCGATTGCTGCTGCATATGGCGAAGATGTGACCGTACCCTTCTACATGGGCTTGCGCGTTATCGTTTCCGACGACGTACAAACCGAAGGCAGTGGTTCATCGACTGAGTACGCAACCTATTTCTTCACCCAAGGCGCTATCGCCAGCGGTGAGCAAATGGGAATGCAGACCGAAACCGATCGTGACATCCTCGCCAAGAGTGATGCCATGTCGATCGACCTGCACTATGTGTACCACCCCGTTGGTGCAAAGTGGGCGGTGACTACCACCAACCCAACCCGCCCTCAGTTGGAAACCATCACCAACTGGACTAAGGTGTACGAAACCAAGAACATTGGTATCGTGCGGGCGACGAACACTTCCAACTTCGACTGAGGTAACTAACCATGGCTTCTATTTTCGAGCTGGAGCAGCCTTCTTTTAACCGCCATTCAACTGGCAAACTGTTGCTTGCTGCAACTGATGCCGCCACTACCCTCAGTGCTGCGCAAGCAGTTGGAAGCATCGTCACGATGACTCCTACGGCAGCCCGTACAGTGACCACCCCTGTGGCCGCTGACATCATTGCCGAACTTGGCCCTCAAGCCAGGATTGGTCAGACGTGGGAGGTTAGTGTTGTCAACCAAGCAGGTGCAACCCACGCCATTACCTTCACCGCTGGCGCCACTGGCGTCACGGTGGTAGGTGCTGCTGCTGTTGCGGCTGCCACTGGCGGTACATTCACTGGCCGTATGGCTTCTGCCACTACTGTTGTGTATTACCGCGCCTGATGGGACTATTCGCTTTCCGGCGAATGCGTGCATTGGAGGCTGCCTCTAAAGAGGTGGCCTTTTTTTCTACGCCAGAGCCAGCTAAGATAGAGCCAACACCAGAACCTGATAATGGCGATCGTCCTAGTCGCAACAACCGGCGGAAGCACGTCAAACACATACCAGACGCTGGCTGATGCGCAGGCTATTATTGATGGCCTAGTGCTTGATGCTGATGTGACTGCATGGGCAACCGCAACCACCGACGCCAAAAACCGTGCGCTGTATACCGCTGCGCAACGGTTAGATCGTGAGCGTTATCTCGGTGCGCGTTCTACTGATACGCAAGCAATGCAGTGGCCTAGGACAGGTGTACGCAAGCCTGATACCTACATCAATACGTATGCGGTTGGCTTTCCATTTCGTATCACAACCGATTACTACACCGACACCGAAATCCCAACGCAGATCAAGCAAGCGCAGGCCGTGCTTGCTGTTTTCCTAAACAACAACACCGACAGCCTTGGCTTGTCTGGCCTTGAGGATTACAACAGCGTTTCAATTGGCCCGATTAGTGTTACACTAAATAGCAGCAGCCCACAAGCTGGAGCCGATAAGGTACCACCCATGATGGAGCGTTACCTGACAGGCCTTAGAATCAGTGGGCCTGGCAACATTTCAATTCGTAGGAGCTGACCCATGTCGTTGATTTCACCCGGCAGTGACGAGATTTTTGCCAAACGCAGGACAGACGGCACTTATGCCGCCGGTATTGTCAGTGCTGGCTTTCGCACTACCGTAACAATCACCAGACCCAGTAACACTACTGCGTACACGGCAGGCGATGTTGTTGGTGATACTGGCGGTAGCGCAATACTTACTCTTAGCAACATGGGGCCCAATAGTGGCTATGTGCTAATCCAAAGTGCCGCATTGATTTTTAGTGATAGCGCAGTACCTAGTGGCATGGCTAGTTTCCGCGTGCATCTTTACAGTGCATTACCTACTGCAATTGCTGATAATGCTGTGTTTGATCTTGCTAGCGGCGAACGCGCAAGTTATGTGGGATATTTTGATCTCCCAGCACCTGTTGATTTTGGCAGCACCCTTTATACGCAAACAGACTATATTGGCCGCATGATTAAGATGGCAAGCGGCAGCACTACTATCTATGCCGAGATTGAAACCAAAGGCGCCTATACACCTGTTAGTGCTAGCACAATTGAGCTGCGCATCAGCACGCTTGAGGCTGGCCTCTGATGCGAGCGTTAGGCGCATCACGAACTAGCGTTGTCCCTGGCGGAGTATTAGCCGGCAACTGGGCGCGTGATTCACTATGGACTGTTGCTCGCGCAGTGCCATCGCTTGACCTGAACTTTGCAGGTACTAAGACCCTAGATTCCCGCATCACCTTCACCCGCGCCAGCACCGGCACCTACGTCGGGTCCGATGGGCTGGTTAAGACTGCCACCACCAACGAAGCACGCTTCGACCACAACCCGACCACGGGCGAAAGCCTTGGGTTGTTGGTGGAAGAGGCTAGGACGAATTTAAGTCTTCGCAGTCAAGAATTAGATAATGCTGTATGGACAAAAACAGCATCTTCGATCACGGCAAATGCCATCGCCTCCCCCGATGAAACCACCACCGCAGACAAGCTGGTAGAAGACAGCTCAACTGCAAATCACAACATCGTTGAAGCTACTGTAATTACCTACACAAGCGGTGTCACGTATAGTTTTTCGTTTTTTGTGAAAAAAGCTGAGCGTCAGACAGTGCAAATTTTGATGCACCCAAACCCGTTTCCTGGAACTGCTGCTCAGCGCACAGCAATTTTCAACAGCAACATTGGAGCGTTTGCTTCTGTTGGTTCTGCTTATACAAACAGCTCTGTCACAACGCTCCCTAGTGGTTGGTATCGTGTGTCTGTAACGTCTACGGCTAATGCAACTACTACGGGAAACTTTACAATTAGCCTTTGCTCCGACGATGCGGGTACAGCTACTTATACTGGCAACGGCACTTCTGGCATCTACCTCTGGGGCGCCCAACTAGAAGCCGGAGCCTTTGCCACCTCCTACATCCCCACCACGTCCGCAACCGTCACCCGCGCTGCTGATCTGACAAGCATTACCGGGGCAAACTTTAGCCCCTGGTACAACCAGACGGAAGGGACGGTGTTTGGTGAATATTTCCCAAACGCCGTAGCGCCCGCAACAAATAGCCAAACTTTAATCTACATAAGCAATAATACTAGTACGGATAGAAATATCATAAACAAAAGAGCTAATGCCGATCAATCGACGCAATGGGCTAGCGCAAAAACTGGAGCAACAGATACAGCTTTTATCAATGCTGGTACATGGTTGGCGGCTAACACCAAGATTGCTGCTGTGTACAAAAACAACGATTATGCAGCTTCTCTCAATGGTGCCACAAGTGTTGTTGATACAGCGGTTGATCTTTTTACAGGCATGACACAAGCCAATATTGGTAGTAATCAAGCAAACCTCGAAAGCCTCAACGGCACCATCAAACGCCTCACCTACTGGCCCACTCGCCTTGCCAATACCACCCTCCAATCCATCACCACGCCATGACCCAGTTCCTACGCTTCCCCGACGAATCCGCCTGGACCGCTGCTGCCACTGACGCTGGGTTCATTGTTGACGACACCCTAGCCGCCTACACGCATGACCATGCGATCGACGTGATTGGCACCATCATCAGTGGCGGTGAGTATGACAACGAAGGTGCCGTGATCGTTGCCCCTACCGTGCTGGCTGGCTTTCATGTCAACTACAGCGGTGAGCTGCCTGAGGGATGGGATGACTACTTGGTCACCCCTGCTGCCCCGTACCGGGTGTTTGCGTAATGGCACTTGCATCCTCATTGCAAAAGGTAGCCAGTAAGATCGTTGGTAAGTTTGGCGGTGCCATTACGTTTACAATCGTCACAACAGGCACCTATAACACAACTACCGGAGTTATCACTGAGACAACTACAACCAGCGCCATCAAAGGCGTCTTAGATGCCGTTAGCGCACGCGAGGTGAATGAACTGGTGCAAGCAAGTGATAAAAAGCTAACCATTGCCGCAATTGATCTGGCTGCTGCACCAACAACCGCAGACCGCGTTGTGATCGGTGGCGTTAGTCATCAGATCATTGCCGTCAATAAAATAGAGCAAGACAACCAGGCAATCATCTACACCTTGATCCTGAGGGCATAATGACACGCCGCATTAACCTATCGCAGATCGGCAGCTACTCAACTGAGAAGTTTGAGCAATTGCTGCGCGTTACGGTTTTTGAAACTGACAGCAGGCTGAAGCAAGGCAGCCCCGTTGATACTGGGCGATTCCGCCTTAGCTGGGCGATCAGCGAAAATGGCACCCCAGGCTATGACGCAGGCCCACAGACCGGCGCCAGTGCCATCACGCCACCGCGTAGGTTGGATTATCAGGTGGAGCACCTAGGTGGCGTCTATCACATCCATAACAGCCTGCCGTATGCAGAGCCGCTCGCCAATGGCCACAGTCCCCAAGCTCCCGCAGGTTGGACTGATCTGATCGCCCGTGAGATGACCGCGTGGGCCAGGCAGGAAGCTGATCGTATCGGGAGGTCCGACTGATGGCTGCAACCAACCTCAACACCGTCCGCGCCATTATTGAAGGCCGCCTAGCGACTGAGATGACCAGTGCGCCGGCTTATACGGTGGTGTTTCATAACATGCCATACACACCAACGCCCAATAGCGTTTGGCTGCAATGTCTGGTGAGTTTTGGCAACAACAGCTTCCTGACGATGGGGGGCACTACCGGCAGCAACAACAGTGTCATTGGCGTTATGGTCATCAACATATTTACCCCCAAAGGCGTCGGTCAAGGTGCAAACCTAACAATCGGCAAACGTGTTCGGGACCTTTACAATAGGGTCATCGTGTCAGGGGTTCGCTTTGATCCCCCGACAGGCCCCGAGGTGGTGGCTGCGCCGTCTCCCGAAGGGTATTTCCAAACCCAGGTCCGCATGACCTTTGAAACCTTCGAGGATCTCTAGCCATGGCCTTCTATCGCGGCGAGCAAGGTTCCGTCAAATTTGACGATGCCGGCTCCACCACTGCTGTCATTGCCTCCACACGTTCATGGTCCATGACCATCGATAAAGACGTGCTGGAAACCACTGCGCTCGGTGCTACCTACAAATCCAACATCGGCGGCCTGATCTCCGGCTCCGGCAGTGTTGAATTGATCTATAGCGCCAGCAGCTCCGATGAAACCAATGTGTTTATCGAGGCTGCCAATACAGCAACCGATCAAGGCGTTGCTGCTTTTGAGTTGTTCCTTGATACCGCTGGCACTAAGAAGATCAGCTTTGTCGGTTTGATCACTTCTGCCGATTACTCCGCTACCGTAGGCGAATTGGAGGTTATCACCTGCAATTTCGTTACTAGCGGTACCATCACCACAGGCATCTAACCATGGCTTTTTATCGCGGCCAACAGGGCACTGTCTTTTTTGATAAGGACAGCAGCGGCGGCATCTCCGAGATTGCTGCTGTACGGTCATGGTCCATGACTGTTGAAAAGGACGTCCTAGAGACCACCGCTCAAGGCGCCACCTATAAGGCCAACATCGGCGGTTTGGTTTCAGGTAGTGGCAGCATGGAGGTGATGTATGACGCTCCTAGCGCTGGCGACAAACTTGATCTGATCAGGGATGTCAACGTCGCCACTGATGAAGGTAACGCATCAGTGGAGCTGTACCTAGATGAAACCGGCGGCAAAAAAATCACGGGTAGCATCGTGATCACCTCCACCGACTATGGTGCTACAGTAGGCGAGCTGGAAATGGTGACAGTTAATTTCACCATGACTGGCGCAATCACTACTAGCATCTGATGGCCACATCATCCCGCCCCGTTGATTTGCTCACCGGGGCTTTTGACCTCAACCAGCGTCGGCAGTTCAACATCAAGAAAGAAGATGGCACGGTTGTGCTGTCGTTGTATTTCAAGCCGATCACCCGCGCTGATCGCAAGCGTGCCACTGGTTTGGCCGGCTCAGAAGAAGCCCTAGACATCAGCACCCAGATGCTGTGTCACATGGCCGAACTGGAAGACGGCACCAAGGCATTTGCCGCGGCTGATGCGGCAAAGCTCCAGCGCGAGCTGCCTGAGTCCGTATTGAACGAACTGGAACTGTTCCTGTTTGGTCTTGGTGCGGCTGAATCGCTGGAAGAAGCAAAAAACGACTAGAGGCCGATAGCTGGCTTTACTTTGAAATGTTCCTAGCCACTGAGCTAGGCATGACAGTAAGCCGGCTTCGGCAAGAACTCACCGACGCAGAATTCATTTACTTTGCCGCCTACTATGAGGTGAAGGGTAGACGCGAGCGCCAAGAAATCGAGAAATCAAAGCAGCGCCGCTAGACTGGTAAAAAGGTCGGCTAAACAGTGGCAGTTTCCGTTGTTGATATTCAGGTAAACAGCCAGGGTGCTGTTAGGAATCTGCGTGATGTAAGTAATGCCAGTAAATCCGCAGAATCCGCAGTTGGCGGGCTTTCAAAGGCATTAGGGCCTTTACTGGCTGCATTTAGTGCGGTTTCTGCGGCTAAATTTGTATTTGCTAAAACCGCTGAACTTGAGACACAGACAAAAAGTCTCCAGGTTCTAACAGGTAGCGTACAACAAGCCAAATCAATCATTCAAGAGCTACAGCAACTTGGCGCGGTAACACCTTTTACAAGTACAGAGCTTATTGATACTGCCAAGCGCCTTAACGCTTTTGGCGTTGAAGGCAACAAAGTTGTTGAAACCACCCGGCGCCTTGCCGATGTAGCCGGAGCCACTGGCGCAGAGCTTCAGGGCCTGGCCACTGCCTATGGCCAAGTACAAGCCAAAGGTCGGCTGCAAGGTGAGGAGCTATTGCAATTCCAAGAGCGCGGCGTTGCGCTTCAGGAAGAACTGCGAAAAATGTATGGCCTGACTGGTGAGGAGTTTCAGAAGGCACTAAGCAAGGGCCGCATTAGCGCAGAAGCCGTAGAAGTTGCTCTTACGCGACTGACGGACATAGGCGGCAAATACGCTAATGGCGCTATTGCGCAGAGTGATACGCTGCAAGGTAAGTTCAGCACGCTTACAGATGGCGTAGAGCAACTTGCTCGAACCATTGGCGTGGTTTTAACGCCAGCATTAAAAGCAATTCTTACTCAAGCAACCCAAACACTTGATGCGATCAATGCAGTATTAGCGGCTGGGCGCGGCGGTGGAATTACAAGATCTTTGGCTAGTGCGAATGCAGCTATTAGCCTTGGAGCAACATCTGATGGAATTGATCGTGTTGCTAAAGGTCTTGGCCAAATTAGCAACCAAAAAAACAAGGCCGGTATTCAACAGAATTTGCAAGCGCTAGCGAATTATCAAACAACACTTCAGCGGATTGGCGCGGAAGATCCAAATGCTGATCGAGCTGTTCAGTTGCAGGGTGCTATTCAGCAGAAAATCCAACAAAACCTAGCAGCACAGCAACAATTAAATAAAGCCCAGTCAGCAGTATCAAAATCAACTGCAATACCGGTGCTACTTGGTGAAACTGGTGGCGCAAAGAAAAAAAGAGGCAAAAGTGACGAAGAAAGAGCAGCAGAAAAAGCAGCCAAGGAATCGAAGCGCGTCGCGCAAGTTATCCGCGATCGGCTGGCGGAAGGTCAATTACTGCAAGTTAAATCTGGCTTGCAAGATAAAATCTCAGCCGCTGAAGTTAATAACGACAAAATGCTTGCCGTAAGGCTGCAAGGCTTGCAAAGGGAAATTGACATCCAATACCAATACGCACAAGCATTAGCGCAAGAAAAAAACATACGAGCGCAAGAGGCAATTATTTTTGAAGGCAACACCAGGCTAGTAGCTAATCAGCGGGATACCGAAAGGGAACTTGCTGCAATACAAAGACAAAACGAGCAGGATGGGCTGCAAGCAATTACAGCATATCTAGAAAAGCAATACGAATTAAACACCGCAATTCAACAGCAACATGCACTTGCTGAAAGTGTTTCAAGCACGCTCGGTCAAGGCATGACGGCTGTATTCGATAGCTTGATTCAGGGCTCTGATAACTGGGGAAAAAGTCTGCAGCAAATTGCATCTAAGGTGCTGGTTGATATTGCAAGTCAGTTGATCCGCATCTATGTGATTGAGCAAGCAGTAAGCGCAATTAAATCATTCTTGTCGCCATTCAGCTCATCTACGCCGATCGGGGCAGGTGGCGGCACGGTCGGTAAGTTTGGCACCTTTGGTCCTAACTACGGCATCGCTCAGCGTGCCCTAGGAGGCCCTGTAAGCGCCGGCAGCCCATACCTAGTAGGCGAACGCGGCCCCGAGCTATTCATGCCATCTAGGGGCGGCAGCATCATCCCCAACAATGCCCTAGGTGGCGGCAGCACCAACGTGGTGGTCAACGTCGATGCAAGCGGCTCCAGCGTTCAGGGTGACCAAGCGCAAAGCCGCCAGCTTGGGGTTGCCATATCGGCTGCGGTGCAGGCAGAATTGGTCAAGCAGCAACGCCCAGGCGGCCTCCTGGCAGGTACTCGCTAATGGCAACATTTCCTAGCATCGCGCCTACCTACGGCGCTCAGAAGACCAGCCAGCCTAAGGTTCGGCAGGTGCAATTTGGTGATGGCTATTCGCAGCGGTTAGCAGTTGGATTAAATCAAAACCCTAAAGTTTGGAGCCTGACATGGGAGGTGTCAGAAACCAATGCTGACACGATCGAAGCATTCCTTGATGCACGCGCTGCTGATAGTGCTTCATTTACATGGACGCCACCAGATGAAGCTACTGCCTATCAATGGATCTGTTATGATTGGTCAAAATCTATTCCATATCTAAACCGCGCTACAATCCAAGCTACATTCACCCAAGTTTTTGAGCCATGAGCACCATCGTCACACGTTCAGGTAAAGGCAGCCCGCTCACTCACGTTGAAGTGGATGCTAATTTCACCAACCTCAACACCGACAAGGCTGGGTACATCACTGGCGAAGGTGGCACTGTAACGCAGTCAACGAGCAAGGCTACAGCGGTGACGCTTAACAAGAAGTGCGGCCAGATCACGATGCACAACGCTTCACTAGCAGCAGCTACTACAGTGACCTTTGTGGTCACCAACAGCACAATTGCAGCAACTGATCTCCTGGTGCTTAACCACGTCAGTGGTGGTACGGCTGGATCGTATTTGTTGAACGCTCAAGCGGCAGCCGGATCAGCTTCCATTAACGTCCGCAACATAACCGCTGGCTCATTGTCCGAGGCTATTGTGATCGGTTTTGCCGTCATCAAGGCTTCTATCACATAAAGCATGACTAATGCCGCGATCACAAACGCCATTCAGGCAATCGCCCCTAGCGCACTAATTGAGCTGTTTCAGCTTGAACTGAACGTGCTACAGCATGGCGTTGCTGAGACGTACTATTTTCATGCTGGCACAAGCCTAAGCAATAATAGCGACTTAATTTGGAATGGCCAGTCATACACGGCATTACCGATTGAAGTGGAAGGGTTTGAATACAACGGTCAAGGTTCGCTGCCACGACCCAAGCTACGCATTAGTAATATCATGGGCACCATCACAGCGTTGATATTAACACTACCAGAGGGATTGGAAGGTGCCAAGCTGACGCGCATTAGGACATTGGCGCGATTCATTGATAGTGCCAACTTCCCGGCTGGTGTTGACTACCTGCTGACTGAAGACAGCTTCGCGCTGTTGTATGAAGATGATACATTCATTTACCAAGAAGTTGGCAACCCATTTGGTACGCCTGATCCAACTGCTGAGTTCCCGCGGGAGATTTATTTTGTGGATCGTAAATCAGCGGAGAATCGTGATGTAGTGGAATTTGAACTTGCCAGTGCGTTTGATATGGCAGGCATCCGTGCACCAAAACGTCAGTGCATTACTCGTTGCCAGTGGGTGTACCGTTCAGTTGAATGCAGCTACACCGGCACCAACTATTTTAACGTAAGTGATGTCGCTGTAGGTAACGCAAGCCAAGACGTATGTGGCAAGCGCGTTGATAGTTGCAAGGCAAGATTTGGCCAGAACTCTGAGCTACCCCACGGGGGATTCGTTGGTATCGGCACCTACTTCACATGACCTGGAAAGACGCTGCATTAGAACATGCTCAGTCCGAAGATCCCCGCGAGGCGTGTGGCTTGGTGGTGATCGTCAAAGGCCGCAAACGCTACTGGCCGTGCCGCAATCTTGCCACCCAGCCCGAGCAGCTATTCGTGCTGGATCCAGGGGATTACGCCGCTGCCGAGGATGCAGGTGAGATTGCTGCCATTGTCCACAGCCATCCCATCACCATGCCACTACCCAGCGAGGCCGATAAGGTGGCCGCAGAGGCCTCTGGACTGCCGTGGCATATCGTCAACCCAAAGACCAAGGCATGGGGCCTGTACGTGCCTTGTGGGTACCGCTCACCGTTGATTGGGAGGCAATGGGTGTGGGCCGTGCAGGATTGCTGGACCTTAGCGCGGGATTGGTACAGAGAGAATGGCATCGCATTGCGTGATTGGCAGCGACCAACGGATCCAGCGGATTTCCTTGCTGCACCGATGTTTGAAGGCTGCTGGGCTTCCACTGGATTTCGGGAGCTTGAAGAAGATGAGCACCTCGAAAGCGGTGACCTGCTGCTGATGTCAATCAATGCACCCGGCTTAAACCATTGCGCTGTCTACATCGGTGATGGCATGGTGCTGCATCATTTGCAAAGTCGCCTGAGCAGCCGGGACATGTATGGCGGCTGGTTAGCTAAGATGACTGGTAGGAGGTTGCGTTATGCTTCGTAAGATCAAGCTCTACGGCCAACTGGCTAAGTTCATTGGCAAGCGTGTGCTTGAGGCAGACGTGGCCACTGCGGCAGAAGCAGTGCGAATGCTGGCGGCCAATTTTCCCGGCCTTGAGAAGCACATGGCAGACCAGCACTACCGCGTGACGGTAGGCACCTACGACCTGGCGTTAGATGAAATCCATGATCCAGCCGGCCAGCAGGACATCATGATCGTTCCGGTGATGGCTGGTGCTGGTGGTGGTTTTGGCAAGATCTTGGCAGGTATTGCTTTAATTGCACTGGCGTTCATTCCTGGATTTGGCTTTGCCGCCGCTGCCGCCGCTACTGCTACCACAGCAGCAACAGCAGCAGGATTTACGGCAATTGGGTCAGCATTATTCAGCATTGGTTTAAGCCTCACTCTTACTGGTGTTGCCCAGTTAATTAGCCCAGTCCCCAAGGTACCCCAAGGCCCTAGCAGCGACAACGATCCACGCAAGACCTTCAACTTCTCAGGCATCCAGCAAACATCACGTCAAGGCGTGCCAGTCCCTTGCGTTTACGGCCTTACGCTGGTTGGCAGCGTGGTGATTTCCGCTGGCACTGACACCGTGCAGGTGCAAGCATGACAATCATCGGTGCTGGTGGTGGCGATGGCGGCAAAGGTGGTGGTGGAGGCAGTAGCCGTACACCATCAACGGCACCTGACAGCCTTGATTCAAGGCAGTATGCCAACGTCATTGACCTCATCTCAGAAGGCGAAATTGAAGGTTTGGCTGATGGCTTTAAGTCAATCTTCCTCAACAACACCGTTCTACAGAATCCGGACGGCACATATAACTTTCAAGATGTAACCATCTATACACGCAATGGCACACAAAATCAAACCTACATACCATTGTCTTCGGGCGTAGAAGATGAGAAGTCTGTTGGCATTACAGTTGTAAAAACTGTGCCACAAGTTCGCACCATCACTGATGTGGATGTTGATGCTGTTCGCATTACGATCGCCATCCCATCGCTTCAACAAATCAACAACACCAATGGCGACACGTCAGGCGCTAGCGTACGGCTGCAAATTGCCGTGCAGTATCAAGGCGGTGGCTATACAACCAAGATTGATGACACCATTAGTGGTCGCACAGCAGATGAATACCGCAAAGACTATTTGATTGAGCTAGTGCGTCCCAACCCTTCAGACATTGTTGACATTAAAGTAACACGCATCACGGATGACAGCACTGATTCATTGCTGGCCAATGCCTTCAACTGGAATAGCTACACTGAAATTATATGGGCAAAATTAACCTACCCCAATAGCGCATTAGTTGGCATCAGAGTGGATGCTGAGCAATTTAGCAGCATCCCATCGCGTAGCTACCTAATCAAAGGGATCAAGGTGCAAATCCCCAGTGGTGCCACGGTTGACGCAGCCACTGGGCGAATCATCTATCCAGACAACTTTATTTGGAATGGCACATTTTCTGCTGCCACATGGACATCATGCCCAGCATGGATATTGTTTGACTTGCTAACCAGCACACGCTATGGATTTGGCAATCACATTGCCGCGTCACAATTGGATAAATGGGCATTTTTTGCCGCCAGTAAATATGCCAATGCACTGGTTGATGATGGCTTTGGCGGTCAGGAAGCTCGCTTTAGTTGCAACACTTCCATTCAAACCGCAGAAGAAGCATACAAGCTCGTCAATGACTTGCTATCAGTTATGCGCTGCCAAGCCTATTGGGAAGTTGGTAGCCTGACCATTGCGCAAGATGCACCATCAGATCCCGTCTATTTGTTCAACCAAGCGAATGTAACGCCCGAGGGTTTTAGCTATAGCGGCAGTAGTTTGAAAATCAGGCCTAACGTAGCAGTGGTCAGCTACCTAGATCTAAACCTGAGGGACACTGCCTTTGAGGTGGTTGAAGACACTGATGCAATTGCCAAATATGGCGTGGTCAAGTCTGAGATTAGCGCCTTTGCTTGCACCAGCAGAGGCCAGGCCAATCGCATTGGCCGCTGGTTGCTGTTCTCCGAACGCTACGAGAAGGAAGTATGCACCTTTGCGTCAAGCCTTGACGCAGGGCAGCAGGTACGGCCTGGGCAGATCATCCTGATCTCTGATCCAGTGCGGGCAGGATCGCGTCGTGCTGGTCGCATCAATGCAGCAACCACTACTGTGATTACGGTTGATGATTCTACTGATACTGACCTAAGCATTGAAGGCGGTTCATTGCTCAGCGTAATCCTGCCTGATGGCAGCGTAGAACAGCGCGAGATTTCAACAGTTGTTGGCAGCGTGATTACCTTGCAGGCTGCATTAAGTGCAGCGCCTAATGCCAACAGCATATGGATACTGGAAAGCCCATCACTGCAATCTTCCACATGGCGCGTGATTGGCATCAACGAATCAGATGGCATCAACTATGGCATCACTGCCATTGCACATAATGAAAGCAAGTATGCCTACATAGAAGATGGCGCACCGCTTGCATTTAGGGACATCACCAATCTGAACGTAATTCCTGCGCAACCCAGTGAACTGGCGGTTATTAGTGTCACTCAACTTGGCGGTGAAACAAGCCCAGAAGTGCAATATGAGCTGAATGGACGCATTGCCGTTAAGATCACATTTGGTTGGTTTGCACCGCAGGGCATCAAGAAATTTAGAGTTAAGTGGCGCCATGAAGATGACAACTTCACAACGCTAACAGTACAAGGCACTACGTTCGACATCCTTGATGTAAAGCCTGGCAACTATCAAATTCAAGTGAGCAGCATCAGTTCAACTGGCCTATTGTTTAGTGAGCCTGCATTAGCCAACTACACAGTGGCCGGGCTTGGTGCGGCACCATCAGATGTGAGAGACCTTAGCGCCATTGCCACCAGCGAGGACATGCTAATCCTAACTTGGAGGCAAGCGTCAGAGCTTGACGTGCAGGTAGGTGGCCGCGTCATCATTCGCCACGACCCACGGGCATTGGCAAGTGCTGAATGGAACAGCAGCAATGATGTGGTGCAAGCAGTAGCTGGTAGCTCAACGCAAAAGCAAGTGCCACTACTGCCCGGCACCTATTTCTTGAAGTTTGAAGACTTCCTAGGTAACCGCTCAACAATAGCAACTGGCGTTGAAATAACACTGCCAGAACCTGAGTCTCGCGTTGCAGCAAAAACATGGGCAGAGCAAAGTCTTGCCACGCCATTCAGCGGCACCAAAACAAACTGCGCCTATGATGCGGGCGAGGCAGCATTGGTGCTAACGCCAAACATCTATGTCAGCCCGGACTACTGGGAGACGATTTACTGCGCGGGTGACTGCGGAGCAGAATACCAATTCCAAGATACTTTTGATCTTGGCGATGTCTATGATTTCCGCATTAGGCGCTACATTGTCAGCTACCCATTGGTATTTTCAACATTATTTGATGCCATCAGTGGTGATTTTGATGCACAGTCCGGCTTCTTTGATGGCACCGTAGCAGATCAAATTAATGTGGCAACTTATGTACGCACTACGTTAGACAATCCAGCCGGATCACCCACATGGGGGCCATGGACTGAATTTGTAAGTGGCATGATCCGTGGTCGTGGTGTTCAATTAAAAGCCATTTTTTCCACTGAGACAGAATTGATTGGTGTGGCCATTGATGAACTTGGCGCAACGCTGGAACTAACGAGGCGCGTGACTACTAGCCTGACCACTCAAGCCAGTAGCAGCAGTGCAGTGACTAGCATTACATTCCCCAATGCGTTTTATAAGGCAGTGACTGTTGGTGATCCATACTACAACTTGCTGCCAAGCGTTGGAGTGACGGCATTATCAATTGGAGCAAACACTCATGCGGAAATCACAAACCTAAGCCGCACGGGCTTCAACGTTGAATTTTTGCAAGGCGGCAGCAGGCAAGTGGTAAACTTCACCTATAATGCAGTTGGTTACGGACGCGCTTTCTAATGGCTCAATCCGATCAGGTGGTACAAAATGCGACGTTTCCAAGCGTTCGCGCAGACATCAACGACAACCTTGCGGCGTTATTCAGCCAAAGCAGCGGCAACAGCGCACCGTCTGTAACCGTTGCCTTTCAGCCATGGGTGGATACCAGCAGCAGCCCGCCCGTATGGAAAGTACGCAATGGATCCAATACTGCATGGATCACCGTAGGCGTACTCGATCCTGCTGGCTTCAATGCTGGCGGCGTCACGGCAATCGCTAATGGCGGCACAGGTGCGATCACAGCAGCACTGGCGCTAGCAGCATTGCTCCCAAGTCAAAGTGGCAATGCAGGTAAGGCGCTGGTGACAAGTGGTAGTGCTGCATCATGGGGCACTGTTGCATCAGGCGCCTCCATTCAAGTGTTCACAGCAAACGGCACCTACACGCCAACAGCAGGCAAGACGACATTCTTGGTATTTGCCACTGGTGGCGGCGGTGGCGGCGGTGGCGGCGGTACTGGTGATGGCAGCGGCAACAGCGGCGGCAACGGCGGTGGTGGCGGTGGTGGTGGGACTGGATTCAGACTTTATACAAGCACTGAAATGGGCAGCACTGCTGCTATTTCTGTGGGTGGTGCCGGTGGTGGTGGCACTGCTGGCAATGGCGGCTTTGGTGGCAATGGCGGCAATGGCGGCACGTCGCAATTTGACCCTAGTGGGACAGGGTTAACGCTGCAAGGGATTGGTGGTGGCGGCGGTGGCGCTGGTGGGCCTAGTTATAACGGTGGCGACGGTGGCGGTGGTGGTAGTTCTAATTCTTATTTTGCTATCACAGGTTATGACGGCAGCATTAAGGGCAGTTTATGGGCGGCTGGCACTGGCCGTGGCGGCTACGGTGGTGGTGGTGGTGAAAATAATGCCGGTGCAGGCACTGTAGGCACTGCCGGCGTTGTCTTTATCCTTGAGTGGTAACTGAGCTAGACTACTCCCATGGCTAACCGCAAAATTTCAGACCTGACAGCACTGACCGCAACAGCGACTGGTGACTTGCTGCCAATTGTTGATATTAGTGAGGCAGCAGCAGCAGATAAGAACAAGAAGATTACAATTGAAAAGCTGTTCCAGGGTATCCCTGGTAACGTAGGGATTGGCACTACGAACCCTGCCTATGCGCTTGACGTCGCAAGTTCAGTTGTTCAAGTTGGTAACTCAACTGACGCATTTATTCAATATAAATCAACCGCAGGTAACTGGCATGTAGGGGCTGTAAACTCCAATGCTTATGTGTTCTATAGCGGCACATATGGAAGTGGCTCCGAACGCGCCCGCATCGACTCCAGCGGCAGGCTCTTGGTGGGGACGTCTATTGCGCGTGCTAATTTCTTCAACACTATTGTTTCGCCACAGTTTCAAATTGAAGGAGCCGGTGATTTTGACCGTCAAGCAGCAATTATTAGCTCGTCAAGCACTGCAGCTTTTGGCGGAGTACAGATTTTAGCCCACCAAAAAAGTGGCGCCATTGGCGGAAATACGATTCTTGCAAGCGGAGACGCACTTGGTACTACCTCGTTCCAAGGGAGTGACGGTACTCAGTTTGTAGAGGGTGCTCGTATTGAGGCTTTTGTAGACGGCACCCCTGGCGCTGATGACATGCCAGGCCGCCTAGTGTTCTCCGTTACGCCAGATGGGGGCAGTTCACCAACTACGTCGCCTTCGGCAATGACCATCAATAGTGGTCAAGAAGTTCTGATTGGCTACAGCACCGACAACGGAGCATACAAACTTCAGGTTAATAGTCAAATCTTTGCCACTAGCGCGACTGTCGCTACTTCAGATGGTCGTTACAAAGAAAACGTAGCCACACTCGATGACTGCGTGGATCTGGTTAAGGCACTTCGCCCCGTATCGTTTGACTGGAAGCACCAAGAACCGATCACGCGGATCAACGAAGAAGGGGAAACAGTTGTCGTTCGAGAGGCTCACAACTTCCCTGACGGCACTCAAGTTGGTTTCATTGCTCAGGAGGTGCAAGAGGTTCTGGCAGAGAAACCTTGGTTGACCAGCGTTATTAAACAAAATGTACGTCCTGCTGTAAATGATTCTGATGGCAACGAACTGGCGCCTGAGGAAGAGTTCTTTGGCATTGCTGAGGGCAATCTGGTGGCGGTGCTTACGTCTGCGCTCCAGGAAGCCATCGCCAAGATTGAAGCCTTAGAAGCCCGTCTAACTGCGGCTGGCATTGCGTAGTCGCGCCAAGCCCGTAAGTCAACGCCACTACCCACCACACCACACCACCATGACCACCTCCTACACCTGGGCCATCGCCAACCTTGAGCGCCACACGGCTGACGGCATCGTCTTTACCGTGCATTGGACCGTATCTGCCAACGACGGCACCTACGCCAGCTCCGCCTACGGCTCCATCGGACTGGAGCAGCCTGAGGGCAGCATCATCCCCTACGCCGACTTGACCCCCGAGATCGTGATCGGCTGGGTCCAAGACAAGCTAGACGTGCCTGCCATCGAGGCAGCACTCCAAGCGCAATTGGATGAACAGGCTGCACCTACCAAGGCTGCTGGTGTCCCTTGGGCGTAAGGCATGGCGCCTATGGTGCCTAGCCATCGGTGAGAAGGCTGGGCGCCATGACCGCGAGGCCGACGCTGTAGCTGTTGTCAGGACACTGATCCTGCTGAGCTATATCGGCACCAATGCCTGCATCGTGGCTGGTGTCCTGCGGCATTGGGGCGGCTAAACTGCAATTAAGACGCAATGCACCTTTAAGGCCGTGGTCGAGAATCTGATCGTCGGTCTTGCCTGCCTAGTGCTTGGTGGTGTTGGTGGCAGCGCATCACGGTGGGTTGCGGCGCGTGGTAGCGAGGATGAAAAAGCCAATATCGCCATCGTCAAGCTCAGTGCTGGCGTGGAGCATATTGCATCTGAGCTTACTGCTATCCGTGAAGACATGCGCACCGATCGCCGTGAGCTATTTGGCAGGCTTGGTACGGCAGAGCAACGCATTGCTAAACTAGAGGCACACCGTCAGATCCAAGATGGACGCCAACACAGCAGCAGCTATCGCGATTGGAGTGGCAGCATCAAGTGAGTTGCTGGCATTGAGTCCACTAAAAGCCAACAGCAACATCCAACTAATCCTGCAAGTGCTGTCACTTGTATTCCCAAAGCGCCGCAAGTGAGTAATACCTCACCCATTACATTAGATCAACTATTTCGCAACAACCGCAACCTACCGCACCAACTTGCGGCAATCGCTGAGCTGGAGCAGGACATCCGCATAAACGGCTATGACGTTGCAATGCGTCGCAGCCGGCCATGGTTTAGCGTATGGAGCCAAGCTGGCAAGCAATCAAATCCGCTGCCAGTGCCATACCAGTCGCAACGCGACAACTACCGCGATGCAAACCGGACTTGCTTCAGCTCCAGTTGCGCCATGTTGCTGATGACCTTAAAGCCAGGCGCCATCCATTCGGATGATGACTACATAAAAACCGTCTTCAGCATTGGCGACACCACCGAAGCATCGGTGCAGCTCAAGGCACTAGCCAAATACGGCATCAAGGCCCGCTTCGAAACTGGCGGCAACCGTGCGCTAATCAAGCGGCAAATTGATGCTGGCAAGCCAGTTCCCGCTGGATTTTTGCATCATGGTTCGGTATCGGCGCCCAGTGGTGGTGGACACTGGCTTTGCATTATCGGGTATGACGCCACCGGCTATTGGGTAAATGATCCATGGGGTGAAATGAACGTAGCTACTGGCACCTACGGCAGCACCGTAGGCTCCAAGCTGCACTACAGTTACGCAAACTGGGAGCCACGTTGGATGGTAGACGGTCCGTCAACAGGTTGGTGCATTATCGCATGAAGCAATACGTACTGGAGATTGAATATACGTTAGTGGTTGAGAATATGGCAGATGATCCTGGCGAAGTCAGTGATGATTTTATTGCACGCTTAACAGAATTAGCAGTATCGAATGACCACATCCTTGGCCTATCGGTTGAGGTTCTACCAATCCCGGAGCTGCGTGGATCATCAAATCGACGAGACGCAACTGATCCCGAAACGGAGTGCGAAGAATCAGTTTAGGCAGGAAATCTTTCAGGCATGGTGCTATACCTGCGCCTATTGCGGTAATTCCGCTGATACGTTAGATCATGTTAGGCCGCGCCATAAAGGCGGCACAACAACTACATCAAACCTAGTGCCAGCTTGCCAACGCTGCAACCGCGGCAAAGGTAGTACGCATTGGCTGGAATGGTATGTGTTGCAGCAATTCCATGCGCCTGATCGTGAGCGGACAATCAACCGATGGATCACACGCCAGCCCGAAGCATCAAGCGTAAGCGATTGATGCCATTGCGGTGCATTGTTTGTAGTTTGGTAATGCTGTGGCCAGTTTCCTCGCATAATTCACGCCATGATGCTGGCCTATCAATCAACCGGCGTTCAATTATAACCTTGGTGGTTTCATCAATGTATTTACCATAGATCTCCAACATCTTTTCAATTTCAAAGTCGTTTTCTATTGCACCAAGCCCATCTAGTTGTTTTTCGTCTGCAATGATGTCAATAATTGTAGATTTATCTGAGTTTGTAACTTGCGCGTCTAGGCTTGGTGTTGCCTGATTGCGCTGGATTGCAGTGAGCATTTCATCCAATGTAATTCCTAGCTCAGTTGCTACTTCATCTGATGTCGCTGGCCGTCCCAGTTCTTCCGTTAGCCTATCATGTACCTTTGTAATCTTAATTATGCGTTCATGCAATGATGACGGCATACGAATCATGTTATCATTATTTGCGATTGCCCTATGGATTGATTGCTTGATCCACCAATACGCATAGGTGGTAAAGCGATAGCCACGGCTTGAATCAAACATATCAACCGCACGCGCTAGACCGATATTGCCTTCTTGTATGAGATCTAACAGCGTCATCGCTTTACGTTGCCTACCATCATATTTTTTTGCAATGTTGACAACTAGCCTAAGGTTTGATTGAATAAACTTATCCCGAGCGCGTTTGCCTTGCTTACGTTCGCGATCAGTGCAATCAGCCTCACCCATGCGTAATATCTGCCGCGCAAGTTGGATTTCCTGTTCTGGCGTCAGCAGTGGATACCGCGCGATTTCGCGTAGGTATTCTTTAACTGATGAATCATTGTGGGCCATAGCTGGCAGTTGGTGCTAAGTGGCCGTTGTAATGGCCAACAACTGCATAGCTGATTGCAGGGATGGCACTCATCTTGAAGAATACCATTTGGCCGATCTTAAGGCCAGGCCATATTGGCAGCCGTTGCAGTTGGCGACTGTTTTTTAGCTCAAGCGTTAGCGTGCTGCCGTGCCATCCTGGATCGGCATAACCAGCGTGTAAGTTTTCGTACCCTTCACGGGCACGGCTTGACTTAAGGAAAAACAAGCCGGCGATGTCTTCAGGCATGTTGAATGATTCCATCGTATCAGCAAGGATGAATTGCCCTGGTACAAGTTCATAGGGTTGATCCTTGGTGCTTTTACTGATGTCAACTGGTATCATATCGCGGCTTGCTGCCGATTCGATCATGATGATATTGCCAAGTCTTAAGTCAAGACTGGCAGGATTGATGAGTTCTGGTAGATGGTTTTCAACCATGCCATGCTCGATTAGTTGCGCGATCTGGAAGTCTGAAAGGATCATGGTTTGTCAAAGAGACGGTTTACATACCAGCGGGCCTTAGCAAGTGATTCCCTGCCGCCCTTATGATTCATGCGCCAGAGGTATTTGATTGCATTGCCTTTACAGAATCCGGCAAATTCCTCCGGCGTTAATGCGGCTTCGATTGCAGTGATGCATTCTACAGCGCCTGCATTGTAATGGTCTGGGTGGTTTACTGTTTCAGGCATGACTGAAGACATTGCATTTGGATGCTTCTTGGTAGTTACTGGTAAGGCATTCGGGAAACCCAATGCCGCAGCGGCCATCATCAGTGATGTGGATGCACTGGCGGCATGATTGACCAGCGGCTTGCAATGCGTTGGCCTTTTCTTGCTCGTATGCCTCTGTACCACGCCTAGCACCGCCGCCAAGATGGATTGGCCGTGGCAGATAACGCAGGTCTTGATCGGTGCTGGAATGAGTCCTCCAGCGGCATAACCGGCTAACGCATGGAACAGAGACACCATGCACCCGAGCAAGCTCTATACATGACTCGCCATCCATAAAATGCGCAAGCCTTATCTGGCGCACTGTTGCGCTATCGAGTGGGTCAGCCATGCCCCCACCTCTCAAGCGCGGCGCGGACCAAATCAATCTGGCCTAGCCCTGCTTTTTCGATCTCGTCTGATAGCTTAATGATCTCCATGACGGTCGGCGGCTTCGGCGGCGGGGCGGCCAGGGCGGCGCGGGCGCGAGCAATCAGTTTGTACACTCTAGGACTGCAGCATTCGTCGGCGTGATAGTTCAGCTCATCAACAAGCTCCTGCGCCAAGGCGCGGAAGTCGGGGGAGTCGGGGGTGGTGGTCATGATGTTACCTCGGGAAAGGGCTTGATAATGCAATCAGGAAGCCAAAACCAGTCGCGGCTGCCGTGAAAATCAATCTCAACATTTCGACCTTGAACGCTTAAGATGGTTCCGTGGTCAGTAATACCCGAATAGCATCTTCGGACAGACACTTTATGTCCAATCAATTTTTTCACCTCTGATACTTTCATTTCTCTTAGTTCTCCAGTTCGGTGGCGATGGCGTGAAAATCACGATGAAGCTCCCACATTTCAACGCTCCACTTAACGTTGATTAGTTGATCCGCAGCGGCACGGAGGGCGGCGGCAAGCATCTCTTCGTGGCTCACCTCACGATTAAGCAAATCGGCGTGAGTGAAGTAAGCCTCCAGCACCGCCTGAGCAGCGGGTGATAAGTCAGTCATTGAGTTGCTCCAGTGCGCGGCGGATGGTGTTGTAGGTGCGCTCCTTATCTTTGGGATCAGGTTCGCCGTAGATGTAGGTGTCCAATGCGTCATACGCTTGCTTTCTCAAGCTCGGTGGCTGAGGGCGGCGGGCAATGCGGAGACGGAGAATGTCTGCGTCGCAAAAGCCGCACCGAAACAGGTGCTGGCAACACGCCTCCAGCTCCTCATCCCTGGCCTTCTGCAACTCAGCCTCATTGGCTGCGCCGCGTTGGTCCCAGCCCCATTGGGCGGCAGCAGTGGCGAGGCTTTCCACGCTCTCACCAGTAAACTCGTCGTAAGTCAGACGACACTCAGGGCAAGCCTCGGTAACCCACTGCTGCACCAGCTCTGGTGGTGGTGTAATAGGGTGTTCCATCAGTAAGAAATCCCCACTTTTGCTACCCCATCAAGCGGCACGCGTAAGCGATACGCAGCACCTGCTGACAGGTCGATTGAGTTGCAGTCGCAGCGGTCCGTGATTGGGACCACCAAGCTGCGACCTTTGTGGGTAACCGTCACCAGCGTTCCGCAACGGATCCATGGGTGGGCTGCGGACAAGCCCCAGTGGCGGTAGGTGCTGCCGCAATACGCCACACGACCGTCATACCAAGGGTGGTACACGGTGGCTGTGACGGTGCGTGCTTGGGCTGGTGCGGCGAGCAGGGCCAGCAGGATCAGGAGCTTCCTCATGCCCACTTCCCCAGCAGGTGACGACGGCATACTGCGATCGCCTGATGGGCTTGCCTTGGTGTCATTATTGACCCGGTGTCATCCATCGCCTCGCACACGTCAATATGAAGCTGCTCGTAGTCGGCATCCCGGAAATTAGGGCCGATGTCGTTGCAGAACTCCTGCCACAGTCCGGTGTAGGTGCAGCATGTACGTCCGCTTTTGGCGTATAACGCTTCCATCATGGTGGCGCGTTGCTGGTCAAGTTGATGGGGTTTCATGGATCGTGTAAGTACGGGTGAGCTTTGACCATTGAAGCGTGTAACCTTCGATTAGTGTTTCTGCTGTTTGCAGCGTATACCATCGATAATCACAATTTAAGCAATGACGGCGACGGATAAAATCGCCGTCTGGCGTTGGCTTGCGTAGTATTACGCGGTTAAATCGTCCTCCACATTTTGGACATTCTGGGCATCGCGCAAGCATAGGACGTATTTAGCGAATGCAGTATGCGTCATGATTGCATGAGCGCCTGGGTTGAATGGATAGGATTGCTTCCACCATTCAATAAATACCGTTTCAAGGTCCATCAGAATGCAGACTCCGATGATGCAGGACGCGGCAGAAACTCAAACCGTGCAACCGATAGTGAATGCTTGCTGCGCTTGTCACCAGTTTCTCTGTCTGCCCATTCATTGCGGCGAACATTACCAGTGACAAATAAGCTATCGCCTTTCTTGAGTTTGTCAAAAACAATCTCGGCGCTTTTACCCCAAATCTCTACATCAATAGCATTGTTGATGTAGTTGCCGTCTTTGTCTTTGCCTTCGTTAATACCGCCTGCAAAGTTAACCACAACATTGCCGCTGTCAAACGACTTTAGTTGTGGCTCGCTGATGATACGAACAACACCGGATGCATAAAGGCTCATGGTTTAATCCTGGAAAAGGTCTTCAGTTGCAGGCATGATGGCAGACTCGCGTTCAACCATCAGTGCCAGCAGTTGATCGTGCTGGTCTTGGGTAATGTCACCCGCAGCCAGCCGAGCTGCCATCTTAGGCGGTATCGCCGCCAATGCTTCCAGCGTCTGCGCCTTTGCTATAGCGGCCTTGCCGGCGGTGAATGTGGCGCTGGTTGGCTTAGCCGCCGCAGCAGGCAGGGCGGCCTTAGGGGTGGCCACAGACGTCACTGTGACCTCTTCCGCCTGCTCCATTTCGTCGGTGGTGTAAACGCCGGAGAGATTGGCTGGAAAGGCCTTTCTGAGGGCAAGGGCCTCAGCACACTTTGCGATCATCGTGGCGCCCATCTTGGACCATAGGCCCTGACCGGCGTTGTAATCAGCAAACCGCGCCACACCAGAAAATGGATGAGCGCAACCCTTGCGGTAGATGATGACTTTTGCAGCAGCCGGCGGCTTAGCGACAAGCCATACATCCTGCCATTGGCCATCCTCGCCGCACCAATACGTCTCAGAACCATCAAGTTCACCGGTGCGTTCTGCAATGCTGCGCAAGCCGTCGATGCCGGCTTGAATGGTCATCTTGCCGCCACGCTTAATGGCGTAGATTTGCTTGCTAAATGGATCTAAGCCCGTGCGTTGGCAGGCGTAGGCGAATAGCTTCAGCTCATCACTGCTGCAACCGGGTGCAATTGTGTTGCTGATTAGTTGCGTTTGCTCTGGTGTCCAGGTGGTTAGTGCGGTGCTCATTAGAAGTCGTCAGGTGATAGTACGGTGTCGGTAGTGTTTAACGCCCAGCGCGGCAGGCTAAGCGTTTGG